GGTCAGAGACATGTTACAGAACCATATGTTGCAGGTTCTCGCACTGATTGCTATGGAACCACCTTGCAAGATTGATGCACGGGAGATTCGTAGAGAGAAAGTTAAAGTTCTTGCTGCAACTAGACTCGGTGATAGTGTACTTACTGGACAATATGTTGGATATAGAGAAGAAGAGGGTGTGAACGAAGATTCTCAAACACCAACATTTGTTGCTGGAGATCTCTATATTGATAACTGGAGATGGAAAGGAGTTCCTTTTCACTTTATGACAGGTAAGAAAATGCCTGTTGATTGTGTTGAAGTTGTGATTAAATTTAAGTCACCACCACAACAACTATTTGATGGTCATGAAGGTAATGATCGTATCGTTATGAGACTACAACCAGATCCACATTTGGATATGCAAATTGATATTAAATCTCCAGGTCTTAATGATAATGTTGAGTCTGCTCTTCTCCAATATCATTATCCAGTGGAGAAGGCAATTGATGGTTATGTAAAACTCTTTTATGATGCAATTCATGAAGACCAGTCACACTTTGTTCATGCAGATGAAGTGTTAGAATCATGGAGAATCGTTGATGATCTTCTATGTACTGGGGACAAGTGTCGTATAAGAACGGCACCATACATTTATCATGGTGGTTTATGGGGACCAATGCACAAAACAGAAATGATTACAAAGTGGGACTATCCACTTAAACTTAAGTAGGAGAATTGTATGAAGGTAGGACTAATCGGACTCGGAAGAATGGGCGAAGGAATGGCCCGCCGCATGAGAAAAAGAGGAGGAATTGAAGTCTGGGGTTATCGGAGGAACTATGCAAAAGCACAAGAAGCATACGAAAGTGGGTATGTGGACGGCGTTACAACTGATATTGAAAATCTTGTTAAAGTAGTTAAAACTAAAAAAAATGGTGGAACTTCTCCTGGTATTTTCCAGATGGTTATTCCTGCAGAATTAGTAGAGGAGACGATTAATGAGTTACTACGATATTGTGGTGAGGGAGACATTATTATTGATCATGGCAATAGCAATTTTAAAGACAGTCGGAAAAGAGCAGAACGGTTGGCAAAACTTGGTATCCAATATATTGATTGCGGCACTAGCGGTGGTGTTTATGGTATGGATCGTGGATACTGTCTTATGGTTGGCGGCGGAAATACTGCGGTCGCCACTTGTAAAAGCATTTTTGATGCCCTCGCCCCAGGAATTGAATCTGCCCCGAGAACTGCACCTAGCAAATATGTAACTCCTGCTGAAAATGGTTGGTTACATTGTGGTGGACCAGGTGCTGGACATTTTGTGAAGATGGTTCACAATGGTATTGAGTATGGTATAATGCAGGCATATGCAGAAGGATTTAACATCATCAAGAACGCCAATGCAGGATCAAAGTATATTAAAGAAGGAGACGCAGAGGTTGCCCCAATGGCAGACCCCGAATCCTATTGTTATGATATTGATGTTGCTGAGGTGGCTGAGTTATGGCGGCGCGGTAGCGTTGTTGGTTCTTGGTTACTTGATCTTACTGCAGATGTGTTACGCAGCAACCCTGAGCTTGAACAGTTCGCTGGAGGTGTATCCGACAGTGGTGAGGGTCGCTGGACGGTTACTGCCGCTGTGGATCTGGGGGTTCCCGCTCCTGTTATCACCACTGCGCTCTATGAGAGATTTAATTCACGCGGTCTTGGTGCTTTCGCGTCCAAGATTCTAAATGGTATGAGATTTATGTTTGGAGGTCATCATACAAGAGGTTGAATATGTGGGAGAAACACATGGATACTCTGAAAAGAAAAATGGAATTATTGCGAATAAAAGAAACCATTGATAAAGCATTATGGGAATACTATTCCGAAAAAGGAATAGATGTTCCCAATTGGCGTATGGAAAGAGATCCTCAATGGTGGAAAGACTACCTCAGAGAACTATCTGGGGATCATGAAGAAAACGACGATTGGTAACAACAATGGAACACTTACTTGGTAAATTTCTTGTAGTATTGGCAGTACCATTTGTACTGTCTACAATATGGTTTGGATTTAAGAAAAATGGTGGATACTATGATACCGATCAATATAATGGCGACGGAACCGCTCATAAGGTATTAAAATAATGCATCAATTAGGACACTTTGCCAACTTGGCATTAAATAACCCCTTCATTCTAGGAATGATGGGGTTTTCTTTAGTATTTGTTCCTATCTTAGGAATGTGGGCAGTTCATGAATACAATTGGCAACACTGGGAACCATTCACTAAGAAACATTAGGTATATCTATATCCATTGTGACTAGTGGTGAACTTATCTCTGTTACTTCCACCGCCGCCGCCACCGTTTCCACCTTTTCCTCTACTATCTCCTCTCCAACCACAACCGTGTTGCTGACCATTTCCATCATTTCCGCGAAGTCCGCCTTGTCCACCGGCTCCACGTTGACCCCAACCTCCACCATTACCTCCGTTACCACCAGCACCTCCATTTCCACCTCCTCTGTTATTTCCACCTTTACCACCTTGGCCACCTTGACCTCCTCCCCATCCTGCATCATGAGTATCTACCCAGGATGTACCAGTCCAAGCATAACCTCTTCCCCATCCACCATTACCTCCACGGCCTCCATCTCCACCGTTTCCACCATCATTTCTGCAGTCTCTTGATCTACCCCAACAGAAATATCCTGCACATTTAATTGTGCCAGAGTGACCACCACCGCCACCATCACCACCACGGCCGCCGGCGCCGCCGCCACCACCAGCACCTTTAATTCTGTTTCTCCAAACATCATCTGAAATTTGAACTGGCGATGCTAAGTGGATGGCCCAACCACCATCATTGCCTCCACCCCCATCAGCAATGCCTGGTTGTCCTGGTTCTCCCATAGCAAATCCAGCACTGCCAGTGGTCATTTTAATCACACCATCACCAGCGGCATTGAATCTCAAGGCAGGATTATCAATATCAACTGCACCTGCTCGACCAACAAGTCTAAATGTCTTAGGTAGTGGTGACTTATATATCTTATAATCAAATACTTCCCATTTCATTTGAAGGTGAGCAAAGTTTCCAGCACCTTCAGCAAAGACAGCACTTACAACGTTTCTAAACTGACTGAAACTAATTTGTCCCTTAGTGGGAACACCGTCATTTTCAGAAACATTAACAATTTTTTCTCCCCTATAATATGATTTAATATTTCCACCACCACCAAAATTAGAATTTAATGTGCCAATATTAATAGCGCCAGATTGAAATAATCTACTATAAGTTGTTGTTATTACTGCAAAATCAAGAAGATCTAAAGAAAAATCAGATAGAGTTTTAATCTCATCTGCAGTACCTACAGAAAGAGATGCTGCTTCAGAATTATATGACATTGGAACAAGTTGACCGTCTTGTTCTACATAAATTTTATTCTTATCTCCATTATACTTTGGGACCCAAGATGATAACCACTTTACACAGTCTCTACAATCTCTAGTTGATGTTACCAACTGTCCTTCATTGGGACATCTACATACAGCATTTACATATAGAGCACCAGAGTTGGTAAACTTACTTGATATTAATTGATCTACTTCAGAATCAAATTCATATGTAGAGAAATCAATTAACTCCTCAGTTGTTTGAAGAATTACTGCTCTCTCACCATTCTCTCTAGTCTCATCATATTCTTCTTCTCTATACCAAGTAACAACAGGAAAATCACCAACTGTAGAAAGACTCTTATATACAGATTCTACCAGAGCAGCAGTATATTTTACGGGAGCAAACTCATTAACAAATGTTCCCTCTTCAAATGCTTTATCATACTCATTCTCAAGTCTAGTTTGTAGTTCTATCCACTCTTGATTTGTACTTTTTTCCATGACATCTTGAGACTATATCCTGCCCTATTTATTGAATAAATATTGAAGAGTCGTTATTACAACATTATGTCTGACCACGCTAAGTCACTTACGGAACGTAAGATTGCACTGGAAAAAGAACTTCTAGAAATGCAGAAACTCTTTGAATCTAAGAAAGAAGAGTATCTTAAGATCTCAGGAGCATTAGAGATGCTAGAGATCTTAGATAAAGAGCAAGCTGATTGAACTCTGACAGAGTTATTCTACGAGAATGCTGTGGGTCGGTCAAGTGCCGACCCATTACTTTTGCTTATGGAAAAGGGGGTTGACAATACCTCCAGAACCTGACATACTTACTCATGTCGGACGGGTTACGACCCACGAAGACACTAACACTACACTCTGAGGAGTTACTATTATGGCTAAAGAAGTTCCCGCAAACCAACTCAAGACTCGCAAGGTAATGACGAAGCAGATCTGCTTTGAGTCTTTGAAAGAGTTCCACAATACTGTTATCAAGACAGGTCGTGATTGCACGGTCCAACGTGAATCTGTCTGGAGAAACATCCCTGGCAAACAATCCAAGTACATGAGTGCTATTGCACAGGGTTATTCTGATACTTCCACTTTCCATCTCATCAACCTGTACAAATCTGTTGATGTTCTTGAACCTCTTGCTTTGTCTTCTGGTGTTCACCAAGACATGCAATTCGTTGACCACATGAAGTCTTTCCTTGATAAAGGTTTTGACTGGGTTCACATCGACGGTGGTAATCGTTCTGATACTATCATTGACTGGTATGATGATAAAGTTGCACTACAACCTGGCAACTATATTGTAGGAATCAATGGTGAATTGGTTCGTTATACCCTGAACAAAGAAGATTATTATACCTATGAAAAGATAGTTACAGAGTTCCCTTCATTTGCAGAATACATTGACTCTCAGACTATCAACATGATTGAGTATGTTGGTCTCAATCGTGAGGAACGTGCAGACCTATTCCGTCGCTTGAATGACAACGAGAACCTCAACACTGAGGAACTTCGTAACTGCAGCACCTCTGATATTTGTACCTGGGTTCGTAACCTCAACTACAAGTATCGTGACCTGTTTGTCAACAGTAACGAGAAGAAGACGTTTGTTCTTGAGTCGAATGCGATTCGCTACAAGTTCTGTGCATATCTTGCATCTCTGAACAACTACTATACTTACCAGGGTACTTGTGATCCATTCTCACCAAAGAGTCTTGACGCAGACTACAACTCCAACTCTATTGCTGAGGTAACGTTCAAGGACTTTAAGAAGTTCTTTGAGTCTACTTTTGTTCCCTTTGTCAAACATGTTGGTGACTTCACTCAACTTGGTGGTGCAAGGAATCGTCTCATCGACCTATACTGTGCCATGGTAGACATCTACAAAGATGGTAGTGAACTCCGTCGTCTTGACAACAACAAACTGGACTACCAATCCTATCTCGAAACCTATCTTGAGTTGATTGGTAGGTATTGGGGAGACGAGAAAACTATGTATGAGACTGGTCGTTCTGCCTGCAAGTTCAAGGATCTCTACGGTGCAAATACCAACTACAAAATGAAGCATCGTATTGATCTTATTCGCAATGAGTTCATCCCTCTTCTGAAGAAACGTGGTCTTGTTGTCACCAAAGACAAGATTCGTTTCTTTCCCGCAGAGTGGCGTCGTCAACTCTGGTCTAAACAATCTGGTAAATGTGCCTTGACTGGTTCTATCATTCCCATCACAGATGTTGAGAATGGTGATAAGGTCCACATCGACCACATTGTTCCTCACTCTAAGGGTGGACAGACTACCCTTGAGAACGCACAACTGGTTCTCGCAGAAGCAAACCTCGCAAAGAGTAACTCGTGATTGAAGTGAAGGTGGTGGACAACTTCCTTGACCAGGAAGTATTCAAACAACTCCAGGATGTAGCCTTAGGGGGTTACATCCCCTGGTTTTATTCTAGTACTTCTGTCCAATCTGATGATGGTTGTCCACAGTTCTCTCACACTTGTTACAACAATCTAGAACCAACATCACAGTTCTGGGAGCATGTTAAACCTGTAATCGCCAAGATTAATCCTCTTGGTCTCTCTAGAATCAAGTTTAACTGTACTCCTAGAACTCCCGAGATTGTTAAGAAACCTCTTCACTATGACATCACATTTGACATGGAAGGAGAGGTGCCTGCAACAAGTAGTATTTGTATACTCTATCTCAATGATAATGATGGGTATACATATTTTGAAACTGGTGATAAAATAGAATCGGTTGCAAACAGGGCAGTTTTCTTTCCATGTAATATAAAACATGGAGGAACAACTTGCACTGATCAAGACAGAAGAGTTTTACTTAATATCAATTTTAGTTAATGGACTTATTTCCTACATTTGTCGAGGCATATGATCTCACTTCCTTTACTGAGGAGGTGGGATCTTTTCATGATGTTGTCATGAATGCCATAGAAGAGAATAAGAACAGTCAACACAGTCTTGCAGTTAATGGTAGAAGTAGTCACGGTGGATATGATCCACTTGCTGATCCAAAGTCTAGACCATTGTTAGAGATCTTTCAGTCATGTGTTGAGGATTACTCTACAAAGGTTATGTCATGGCCTACTTTAATAACCGCTGGTTGGTATAATGTATTACCTCCTGGTGGATTTACCAAAAGACATCGACATGAGTGTAGTGTAGTTAGTGGTGCCTTCTACGTTAAACTACCAGAGAAAAGTGGCAATCTTTATTTTGTATCTCCAACACAACAATATAGAATGTCTGAGATGCACCTAGAACCAAACTGGTATCAACAGTATGAAGCAGAGATGCATCTTCAAGAGAGTTGGTTATATCTATTTCCAAGTTGGTTGGAACATGGTAGCAGAGTCAATGAGAGTGAGGAAGATAGGGTAACGGTTAGTTTTAACACATATTTGAATAATGATTCTAAGTCGGAAAGATTTCAGGATTATATGAAGAGAATTGGTTATGCAAATCCATGATATTCTGCCAACCAATCTTGGTATAGAGATCTGCCCATTTCATGATGAAGTAAAGACTTTAATATTAGATGAAATTGATAGTCATGGTAATGATTATGAGTATAGAAAACCAAAGTCAAATACTCTAGAACATCTGGATTATTATTCACCTCTTCATGATGATAAGTTCACTAAGTTTAGAGAGTGGATACAAGAACAGGCAGGAATATATGCAAGAGATATACTTGGATATGATGTTACCGATTTGGTTGTAACTGATAGTTGGATCAATATATGTAAACCAGGAGGACATCAAGTTCCTCACTATCACATCAATTCTTTTGTATGTGCTTTATACTATGTGAACTTTGATGATGAGATTGATTCCCCAACATACTTCTGGCAACCTAATCCAACACAACCTCGTGATTTTCCTGTAATGTTGACAAGAAAGAATCAAACAAAGTATAATTCTTTGAATGAGATTGTAGGATTAGAAGGTACTTTACTTCTTTGGCCTTCTAATCTAATTCATGGATATAAAACTAACTATACTGAAAATAGAATAACTATTTCTACCAATATAATGCCAACGACAGTGGGGTCATATAAGATTGCCCCTCTGAATAAAGAGGAAAGACATATACAAATGTTGGCACAAAGATCTGGTCAATTATGGGACGTTCCTGAGTTTATTTGATATGGAAGTTGTAAGTATTCTGCCTCAACCACTAGGTATAGTTAAGTGTCCATTCCATGATGAAGTCAAACAACTCATCAAACAAGAGATTGTAACAAAACAGGGTGGGAAATACGTTGAGATTAGTCCCAACTCTGATGAGTTAGTTCATATAGATTATTACTCTGTTCTTGATAGACCACAGTTTCTCAAACTAAGAGAATGGGTAGAGGAACAAGCAACAATCTTCATGGAAAATGTACTTGGTGAGTATGTGCAAGAAGGATCAATCGTTACTGATAGTTGGATCAATATATGCGACAAGGGTGGATCACAGGCACCACACTATCATACCAATTCATATGTCACTGGATTGTATTATGTGAACTTCAATGGTACTGAACATGTACCAACATATTTTGCTAAAACAAGTGGTGTTCAGTTATTCCCAAACAACGCCAACTTGACTCTCCCTCAGCGTAAGAATACTCGATACAATCAGATGGATCAGGTGGTAGCAGAGGAGGGAGATCTATTCTTATGGCCTTCTCACATCATCCATGGATATAAAAGAAATGAGGGTGACAATAGAGTTACCATTGCCATCAACATTATGCCCAAGATGATGACCAACGGTGACTATGGTTGGAAAGTAGAGAGATTGAATGATGAAGATAGGTTACAAGTGATTGACAGGAAAAGAGAAGGTGATCTATGGTGGAGACCTGACTTTGAATAATCATGCCTAATCCATTTGAAACTGATTGGACAGCATATGTCAGGACTAAATCTGGCAGGTTAATCAATACTGATATTACAACGATCTCCAACAATATTGGAGATGCAACATTAGAAGCATCATCACGATTTGGTTCAAATGATGTAACTCTCTATCCAAAGGGTTATGTTCAACGTGCTACATCATCTTTGAGTGATGTTGGTGATGTAGTTGGTGGTGCTGCAAGTAATGAGTTTGGTGGTGCAATATTATTCTTACTATGTGTTGTCTTTTGGCCTATTACTCTTGCAATCTTGTTAATTATCCTTATCAAAGCAGTATGGGGTAGACCATGGCACACTGCAATTCCTACGGTTATTGTATCTGAACTGCCCTGGTGCATTAAAAGACCTCTCAGGAGACGTTTTAAGTGGTTGAATGACTGAATATACTGTGACACTCAAAGAACCTGCACACAGACGCTTGTGGTGGGGTCTAAGACGTGCAATACTAACAATGTCGAAACAGTCAACCATGACCACCGTAGAAAAGTACACACAATTCCTCTGTAGTGCTCTTGTAGATGACTACAAACATTACACCATTAAGAGTTACTATCGTCAGTTACAAACATCTATGCTTGATGGGGATCTTCCCTCAATAGATTATCTCCAAGAACGTATCAATGAGTCTCGTAGTGATGAACATCTCTATGACTACATCATAGAGTCTGGTAAGAAATATCACAAGGTTGTTATGGTTACTCCTCAAGGCAATCGTTCTGTTCACTGTTTCGTTGATAAACAAACTGGTGATGTCTATAAGGCAGCATCTTGGTCTAAACCTGCAAAGGGTATTCGTTTTAATCTTCTTGATGAAGAATCTCGTGAACGTTGTTTGATGGTTTCTGACTGGGCAGGAGGTTATCTTTACAAATGAAAACCACTTACGTTTTTCTTGCCTTCATTGGCATTCTCATGTACAATGTAGTTCTGATTCAGAGAGATCAGAAGATGTTTGATGCTTATGATCAAGCATGTGCAGAACTTCCTACTGGACATCCTGATTGTGTATTTGCTAAAACAAAATGATCACATTTATTTTGAGTTGGGCCGGTCTTACTGCATTTGCATTATTGCTTAACTATATTGTTCAAGGACCACAACGTTTTGAGGATGACAACTGATGATTACACAAATTAAATCTCAATGGTATTACATCTTCTGGGGTGTAATGGCAGCGGCCGTATGTGGAGGTCAAGTGTATGTTGGTCTCGGTTATCGTGAGATGGCAGAGGCAACTAAATCGACTGCTATTTCTGTGACTTGTGTTACACCTTTTGAGTCACCAAGTTCACAATCAACAGATAAAAACCGTTCGTTTGATTTTGAATGATTGCTAGTCTAATGTGTGGTATAATAAATACGAGGAAATCTTTAATTGATTATGGCAGACCAACAATTTCAAATTCACAAACAAGATAGACTTGAGAAACAACTCAAGGCAACTATGAGTTCATTGGGTGAACTTGATAAACGACTTAATGATCTAGAAGGACTTGTAATGGCAACGATGACTAAGTTGCAATCTGATAATATTCAACTGTTCAGTCTATTCTCTACACTGAATGAGTCTAAAATCGCTGGAGAAAAGTTCAATCTCGATGCTGTACCAGCAAACCCATCAGATGCACCTCCATCCGATGATTGAACTGTCCACTACCCATTGACATCAAACACCTGAACATCTATACTATAAAAGTTCTCAAATGGAAATCATGAACGACTTTGAATACGAGTACAACGACTTTGATGAGTTGTACTCTTCGATGATGGAAACTGATCCTGAAGATTGGTTGCCTTCCTCTGGTATTCGTGAGGAGTTTGATCCTGAAACTCTCAAACTTCTCGCACAATTCTGATACTGTGCCAGTTTGATGAAGTGTCCACTGTCTCTTGACGGTGGACTTTTTTTATGTCATGATACTTGTATTGAATTGATTTGAGATGCAACTCCGTCCCCATCAATCTCGTGCGTGTCATTCTATGCTCGCATACGATAAAGGTCAAATTATCTTCCCTACTGGTGGTGGCAAGACTCTCACCATGATCTATGATCTGATTGAGAACTGCAAATATATTGACAACGGAATGACTACCGTTGTTGTAGCACCCCGTATCCTTCTTGCTGAACAACTCTCCGCAGAGTTTCTGGAGTTTGTTGATACTAAGTACACTCATGTGATGCACGTTCACAGTGGTGAGACTCATCACTTCTCTACCACTAACCCCGAGAAGATTGCACTGTTCAACAACACTGCTCGTGCTGCAGGTGAGAATGTTCTGATCTTCACCACTTACAACTCTCTCGATCGTATTCGTCTCGCAGATATTGAGGTGAATACTATTTACTTCGATGAGGCACATAACAGTGTTAAGAAGAACTTCTTCCCTGCAACTGAACACTTCTCTTATGAGACTGATCGTTGTTATTTCTTCACTGCAACTCCCAAACATTCTCTGACTCCTAACAAACCAGGGATGAATATTCCTGAGGTTTATGGTCAGGTTATCAGTAAAGTTCCTGCACCTGAGTTGATTCAGGGTGGATTCATTATCCCTCCCAAAGTTAAGGCAACCAAGATCTCTACCGTTATCTCTAACGTTGCAGATCGTGATTGTAAGATGATCATTAAAATCCTCCGTGATGAGGATGACATGGATAAGGTCATGGTTGCAGCAAAGGCAACCAAACACATTCAGAACCTGATGACTCAAACTCAGTTCATGCCACTGTGCAATGCACTGGGATATGATGTCCTTTGGATTACTGCGAAGTGGGGTGCATTTATCAATGGTAAGAAGGTCAACCGTGAGGTATTCTTCGACACGATGAATGAATGGGGTCAAGATCCTACTCGCAAGTTTATCATGTTCCACCACAGCATTCTCTCTGAAGGTATCAATGTGAGTGGTCTTACTGCTTGCATCTTGATGCGTAATATGGATGTGATTACTATGGCACAGACCATTGGACGTGTTATCCGTCTGAACAAAGATGATGCATCCGATCTTCGCACTGGTAAGATTGCCGCAGGTAATCTAGACCAGTATCGCAAACCTTTCGGTAAGATGTTTGTTCCAGTGTACTCCAACGTTGGTATCAGCACTCACCGTACTTTGCAGAACGTTGTTGACACCATCTTCTGTCAAGGTGAACCTGCTATCAGTAAGGTCCGCAAATGAGTAGTTTCCAGTATATTCAATCAGACATTCTTGATCCACAATTCATGCTCTCCTGGGTCTCACCTGATGGGATGTGGGCAATCATTCCATGTGGAAAACAGTGGATGATTATACATCATGGACGACAGATGGAACTATCACGTTCATTTGATATTGCCATGCGTAAGGTAGAACAAATGAAAAAGTCTCAATCTGGTTCGCGGAAACGTACAAAGACCCCTGTGACACCAAAATCACAGAAAAACACAAAATCTAATTTAACAGATCCCAGTGGTGGCAAGGGATCTGGGCGGTCTAGTGGACGGTCAGACAAACCGCACATCATTTCCACCAATCCCCTACTAGATGCACTATCCTAATCAAGTCGAGGTTAATCAAATGACTACTAAAACCAAACGCATTTGTGTGAGTCCATTGTCTCGTAAGGCGAAGAATCGTTTCGCTAATGAGATGGATCTCTTCCACACTTGTACAGTAGAGGATACTCGTGACATGAATGGTGTTACTTGGATGTTCCTCAGGTCATTGAACGGTAACTACTTCTTCTGGGTGCCAGAAGGTGGTAGCAAAGACTGGAAAGTTGAACGGTGAATCTATCACCACGATTCAGTTCTACCATTCTAGGTGAACAACAGTTATCACTCCTTCGGATTCTAATACAATCTGAAGTTAAATATGCACTCATGGAACAACAGAATGCTGATCCAGATATGTTAGAACAACAGTCGGAGATCTGCAAGATTGTTTATGAGAATCTAGTCCAAATGTCCACATGATTGATCTACCCAACTTCCCACATGAACCACCAGGAAAAGAGTATTCCTACGAGCAAGTATGCTTTAAACGTGATGTTATTGCAGTGTACCTTATATGCAATCGTAGGTGGGTGTATAATGGTGGTGATCCCTCTCGTACTATCTGGGGATTCTACAACACCAAAACCCGCAAATATCACGCTCCAATCAACTCATCAAAGGTAGGAGATGTGGTGGATATTGATTCCACAACTCCCTACACTTCCATGCAGATTAAACTATCACCACTAGAGGCATTCTTCCAATGAAAATGATCGATAAAATCCGTGAACAATGTATCGACATGCTCGAAGAACAGTATGCAACAAGGATGGAGATTCTTGTCAATGAAGAACTCTACGATGATGCACAGGCGATAGTTCAAGAGATGGTAGTTCCAGAGTATGACATCAACGAATCGTGGAGTTTCGTTGATGATTTGACTCATCTTGATGATAGTGATTTGGGTGATCTTGAATGGCAGGTGACAGAATGAAACGGAAAGAAAACAAGAGTCCAGAAGAACTTTTGGGTTCAACTTCTAATCATATTAAATACTTAGAGAAACTTAAACAGGATCTCAAAAAATATCCTAAACGCAAGATTCGCAAACCAAAAAAGTAGAGTGTATCACCACATGTACCATCTTAATTGCCACCTAACAGAAGAACAGTATGAGGTTCTGAGTGATGCCCTCTACCATTATGGTGAGAGCATATCTGATGGATACAAGGACATTATTCTAGATCAACTGGAGACTATACTTGAAGAACGTGCAAGAAAAATCATCGTCTAAGTTTCCATACGAAACATTTCCCATCCGACTACAACATAAGGATGACAAAAGGATCTGCTGGTTTCAATGTCAAGACCATGCAGATACATATATTAAACGACACAAACTGAAAAAGACTCAGTACACACTGGAAGTCAAGAAATCACCTCGCAAGGGGTGATTTTTTTGTATCAATTTGCATTTTATATAAAAGCATTCAAAAAACACCACTTGTAGCGATTTGGGTGTGACTATATAAAAACTGGCACAAGACCCCTTGATTGTGGTTTCTGAATGGTTTAATATAAAACCATGAAGAACACACACCTAGAGCATCCTGAAGACACGATTTTATATAATCGTGAGGCATTCAACAATATGTTGAAGTTTCTGCGTGAACGTAATAATACTTTGTCTGTAAAGTGGGACGGTGCTCCTGCTATTGTATTTGGTACTAATCCCGAGAATGGTAAGTTCTTTGTGGGAACTAAGAGTGTATTCAATAAGAAGAAAATCAAGATCAATTATACTCACCATGATATAGAAGTTAATCATGGCGATAGACCTAACGTGGCATCTATTCTTCATATGTGCATGGAGAAGTTGCCTAAGGTTAGTGGTGTTTATCAGGGTGATTTTGTTGGTTTCGGTGGAACTGATACGTTTGAACCCAATACTATAACGTATAAGTTTCCTGAAGATGTCAACCAATCCATTGTATTTGCTGCACATACCAGTTATGATGGTAGGACAATGAAGGACATGTCTGCATCTTTTGGTGCGACATATTGTGTTCAAGAGAATGCCTTTGATGTGAAGTTTGTCAACACTAATGCTTATGTTACCTCCCGTAGTCGTAGAGTTGATTGTCTTCTTACTCTTGCAGGTATGGTTAGCAATTTTGTTAGATTTCCTGGAGAAAAAGAAGGACAAGAACTGAAAGTTGCAGTTAATAAGTGTATTCGTTTGCAACAGGATATTGATTGTGCAGGTATGTCTAAGATGCAAACTTATCTCTACAAATTGATCATTCAGATCAAGCATTTGTTGATGGAAGGATTCTCTTCCTATGAGGATGTTCAGTGTATGTTTGGGGGTGTAGATTGTGATCATGAAGGTTATGTTATGTCCAACCAGTTTGGTGCATTTAAGTTAGTGAATCGCCGTGAGTTTTCATATCGCAATTTCACCAAGAAAAAGAACTGGGTGTGACAGTTCCCGAACTGCACACTATCGCTTGCAATCGGCACCGATCGGTGCAATACTATAAGAGTCAAAGAAACACACAAATGTCAACCCGTTCACGCATTGGTATCGAACTCTCCGATGGTTCTGTTCTCTCTGCCTATCATCATTGGGATGGTTATCCTGAGTGGTTGGGTCGTATTCTGAACACTCACTATAATACTCGTGAGAAAGTTTCTGAGTTGATTGATGGTGGCGATATGAGTTCTTGTTGGACTAATGAACGTTGGTCTAATGATATGCTAGATCGTCATTTTGACAAATATGGTCCTCAATACTACTCTCAACGTGGTGAAGATTCTCCTCCTCGTCTAGATTCTGATCTGTGTGAGTATCTTGCTGATGGTGAAGAGTTTGCTTACGTCTTCCGTTCTGGTGAGTGGGTGTGTTATAACATGCACCAGTTTGAAGATAACAAACTCCCCGAAGTTGTTGAAATCCCCTCTGGAGCACTTGCGGTTTAGTATTATGCAAATCAACCAAAGATTGAACCAAGTCATTGATAATCTAACCAAGGCAGTTAATGTATGTTATGAGGTAGATAATACCTCTGATGATTATGAAAAGACCTATCCTTTTGCGACTGGTTATTCTAAGTCTGCAATGAATGTTGCAATTCAAGATCTAAGAATTATCATGGATTATCTGAACTCAGATAACTATCTAACTAACAACTTCGGAGACGAATGATTCCATCAAGAGAACAACTAATCGAAGCACTTTATCGTGAATATGATTATCTGTGTCATGATGACTTCGATCCAGATTTCTTTTATTCACCAATAAATCATCCAAGACATAAAAGTGAAATGACACAGAAAAGTCTAAAGATGATACAGGATTGGATTAAGAAAGATCCCGTCATGGTTATTGACTTAAATACTCTCAAACTTCGTCCTCCAAAGTACAAATGACTGACGGGTACACTTTTAATCGAGTTGAGTTCACCAAAGAAGAGGAAACTTGCCTCTTGCGTTTGTTGTATCAAGCACGAGATTGTGGTCGTATTGAGATGGAAGAAGAGTGGTATCCTGTGATTAACGATCTCATCACAAAGTATTACGATAGTAATGTAAAAGAATACCAGGCACCCATGTGACAGTTGACAAGGTGGCACACACCCCCTTGATTTTTGCCTCATTCTGTGCGATATTAACAACATGGAAAACAACGCAACTCAAATGTCACTCTTTCGTCAAGGTTGGAAGGCAGAGCAATACTTTGGCAGTGAGTTGACTGCTCATCACCTCAACACTCGTTCGGTGTATCGTTTCAAGGAGAATAGCGACATTGCTATCACTCACTCTGCAAAGTATGTTGATGATGGAACTGTAGATGTCTTCACGGTTTCTTATCGTAAAGAGATCAATCCTCGTCACTCGGTTACTGAAACTGTTGACACTTTTGATAACTGGTTGGATGCATATTACTGCGGTGTGCAGTGTGTCAACAACCTGAACATGGAACTCATCGCTAACTGAATCATGACTGCAGCATTTGCTATTCAACCTTCTTTTCTTTCATCTAAAATGATAGACAACAACAATGGTATTACATACAAACGCAACCTAAATGAGTTGGTTTGGTATCAAGAATGGATCTACAAGAATGGTCAATTTATCGGTGAAATCTTCACTGACATTGATGGCGAAGGATACAATCTTCGCAAGGTTGATGAGATCAAACTCGCTGACAATAGTGTAACAACTATTCTCAGCAATATCGCAAACTTTATGACAGTTTGCGATGCAAAAGACTTTGTTAATCAAGCAGGAGGACTGTGATGACTTTTGATTATAAAACAATGCAACGTGATCGTCTGGTTGACTTAATCGGAGAATATCTAAATGATGATGAGGTTACAGCAGAAGAGTTTTACAATATTATCCTTGAAGAAGTACAATCGTGGGTAAATTATAACCAAAAGAATCTAGAAAAGTCTCTAGAATTGTATCTCAAATTGCAAGGACAATCTAAGGAGAAAGTCTAATGATTCTTCCATTTATTCTCATTGCAACTGTGGAATCTATTAGTCCACAGATGTCAGAATCTATCAATAGAATGTGTGCCAATATGGTAGGCATTCCATATGCTAGTGATAATTTTACAGACAAAGAATGGCAGCAATTTGAACTTTGTCGAGACATTATGTACGACAATTTGAAGAGAAATCAACTAGAGGTGTGACAGTCGCCGTGCTGTCCACCATCGCTTGATTTCCGCACCGATCGGTGCAATACTATAAGAGTCAAAGGAATCGCGTCAAATGCAACTCACTTCTAAAGATGGCAACATGGTTGTTGACTTCTATCCCGTCAAGTTCAACGACG